TAGTTAGTGTTAGAGATTGCTGCGAGCACGGTGGCATCGTAGAAATTCTCGATTAATTTACCAGACCAAATTTCTGGAATGAAGTTACCCGAATAATTCGGGCGTCCTGCGGCGACGGGAAATCCCATGATAAAACTCCTCTAATCAAGCGTTAACAGTTATACGATTTTCTCGCTGTGCAGCGAAAATATCGCGTTCAATGCGGTCACGCTCTGCCTCGCGCCCTTTGTACTTACCTTGACGAACATCACTAAAGAAGTTTTTGATGTCATCAGGGCTGTATGTCTTGGCGTTTGTTCCAGTTGGATTACCTGTGCTGCGCCCTTTACCGGGGGCAACTTGGCGTTCCAATTCGGAAGCAGACACATTCCGGCGGGTGTTTTGAGCAACATTGGCTTGTCCAGTAATCTCAAGCCAAGACTTAAAGAAACTACCAACTCGACGTACATCAAGGCTGCGTTGTGCATCCTCTAGGATAGTTTGGCGACTAATACCCGACATTGGGTCAAACTCAAGAAGCCAAGATTGAAACTCTGGGTCTTCGTTGATGTCTTTCCAATTAGGTACTTGTCCTGCCAAATCTGACCAGAATTGCTGTTCAGTAGTCATAGCCTGACGATGTGCGAGGTTTTGAACCTGTGGCACAACATTAGTCTGTAACTGCTGAAGCATCCGCTCAATTTGCACAAGTTTTTGAGCAACAGGGATTAGCTCCTCACGAGATACTTTACGCATCACGTCAAGTGATTCTCCATATTCCTCAACATCTTTATCCGTAACAAGTGGGTCAACTTGCGTTTGCGCCATGTTACGAGCAGAAGATTGTTGTGCTGAGATGGTTGCCAGCAACTGCTCCATTTGCTGTAAACGCCCTGAAAGTTCTTTGTTCTGACTATGCAGGCGTGGAACTTCCGCGTTATACATACCTTGGAGGGTACGGTATTTTTGAGTTAGATTTTCTTCTGAGCCTTTTCCGTCATCACTTGTGTGCTCAACACTGGATGACTGAGTAGCACTGTTCGTGTCAGCGGCTGCGTCGGCGGTCGGAGTTCTAGTAGCTTCACTTTCAGTGGGCGGAGTTCCACCATCGGCGGGCGGATTTTGTCCCTCGCCATTGGTTCCATCACCATTGAGTTGTGCGTACAGTTCTTGAACTGCCTCGGTCTGTTTACGAATTTGCTCTGGAAGTGCCATAGTAAAACGCTCCTATCGGTATGCGTGGATTAGACGGCGAGTCATATCAGTTAGGACTTTGCCGCTAGTTCAGGGGACTCTTTGGCGAGCTTGTAAATCTCGCCCAAAACTTGGCATCGCCCCTGCATCAATGCCGCGTTGTTTACCGCAGATGGTAGCTGCTCTAGCTCGTGCATACGCCATGACTTCAACCACTCCAGAATCTCTGGGTGCTGACGCACAGCGACAGAAAGAGCTTTCACAACTGATGGGTCAGGACGTATCACGGCTGACCTCCACTACGGTTCATGACTGTGTTCGCTTCCATTCCACCTTTGGGTGCGCCATCAGGTTGGAGTGCCGCTCCAGCGGGCTGCTGTGCAGCCTGTTGTGCTTGAGCTTGCTCCGCAGCCGCTGCTACGCGGGTCTGATAAGCGAGTTTGTCCCGAGATGGAATAAGTTCGTCCACAGGCATTTGCAACCCTTTAGCCACTTCACGAAGAATCGCGGCGCGACCATCCCGACCCATAATCGACATGTCGATTTCATTGGCGGTTGCGTTGAGGAATTCAATGCGGCGCACGTTGACAGTCTCTTTGACAGCCAAGTTAACTGCGCCACGGGCCACGACTTGAACGTCGCCCTTAATAGATTCGTCCTCGTCGTAGCGCATGTTGTACACGAACTGACGTTGGACAATGGGCTTAATCACATCACCGTCGATGTGACCAACCACTTGACGGATGCCTTTACCAGCAGCACCCATCAACATAGAAAGACCAGACGACGTGCGGCCTGCGCCTTGCACATCGGTGTTGCCGTACAGGTAGGCAGGGATACCAGAGTGGTCATCTGCCAGACGAGCAAACTTATCGTACACAGCCACCAACGTGTTGGCGTTGTCTTCAGGCTGTGTGAAGCGTACAGCAGGTGCACTCGAACCCACAGGGTCGTTGGTCACTTGCCAAATCTTCCAAGGTGACATCTGTGTGATGTCCTCGTTCGGAGGAATACGCTCTAGGTTCACTTCGACCTGAGGGCCAGAAGCGATACCCATGTTGTTCACGAGAGCGCGAGCCGCTGCGTTACAGACATTCTGGATGTCTTCGATGATTTCAGGGATACCCTTACCCCAGAAAGCGCCGGGGCACTTGATGAACGAAGTCTTGCAGTAAGGCTTCTGACCCAGTGGGTCATAGTTCAACACAGCCTTGATGACGTAGTTACCAATCATCCAGACGTTGGCATCGTACTCTTGGGCTTCATCAGGAACTTCTTCCTCAGTCAAACCCCACTCACGAAGCATCTTGCCGGAGACTTTGCCCCAGAACTCAAGTGCGTCGAACACATCGGTCGGACGCATGTACGAGTAGAACTTGCGCTCCTCCTCGTTCTTGATGAGTTCCACGTCTTCGTTAATCCAAGATGGGCCAGAGCCTTCATCCAAGATACGACGAATAGCATCCTCGTCATAGCCCGGCACACCAATAAGGTCTGACAGGTCTGAACGAGAAAGGGGGTGGTGCTCGAACAAGTAGCCTTCTTCGATGCGAGTAATGCCCGGCTCAGGATAAATACGGAACGGGTCAACACGCTCGAACTCAGGAGCGAGACGTTCAGTTGGCTCGACAACAGTCTTACCCATGACGGTCTTCCAACCGAGGGTACGCTGACGACGAACAATCGGGCCTTTGATGAAGGCCGCAGGGAAAGTCACGAGGTCAGTGATGAAGTCGTTGAATGAATCAGACCAACCGCCTTGGGCGAACTGGTCTTCAATCTTGAGCTTCATCTTGTCAGCACGGTTCTGTGCGTCTTGCAAAATCTTGAAGCGATAGTCTTGTGAGACCATCTCTTTAATCTGTGCCATCTCCTCTTTGGTAGGAGCTTTCTGATTCTCTTGCAACATCGTCAACACTTCGTTGGCGAAGATGTCTTGAATCTCACGACGGTCGTTCGGAGACAAATCAGGAATCGGGGTGGGCACAATATCCCACGGTGGAGTACCACTATCGAGCAAGATGTCACGTAGCCAAGATTCCGCTGCGCGGCACTTGACTTCAGTAATCATCATGTAAATCTCTGAGCCGCCTTGCGCTTTAATCTGCTGCAACTTGTCAGGCTCGTACTGTCCGTTACGCTGACGTAGCGCACGCAACATCTCATCTTCAATTGGCTTCTTGGCAATCTTTGCCACATCCCAGCACATACGAATATGCTGCGCCAGACCCAACACCATCGGTTGGTTTTGGCGTTCCTGCAAAGCCTGTGCCGCTGCTTGCTCGTCTTGTTTGTCGAGTTCAGCGTTGGAGACTACACGAAGGAAAGTTAGGCCAGCCATTGATACCTCAGTTAATCTGATTTCTTTTTACGCTGCTTAGCGTATTCGAGCATATCGCTCACATACAACAGTGTACTCTTAGGCGTCAACATTGTCGCGGTCTTTACGAGCGAGTCCATTGTAAGGCTAGTTGGAGAAGGCTTTGGTATCGCAGCTTTCTCAGATGTTTTCGGTAGTGCAAGCTGCACTGCCTTCTGAGTTAGCGCGGGTACTTTGGAATAGATTGGGTCAGACTTTGTTTGCCCGGGAAGCACATTACCCGTTCTGATAGCAGCATTTTCTGCACGGCGGTTGTACGCATCCCAACGTTGTTGGTTCAGCTTCTCAGCTTCCCCTTTAAATTCGTCCCCGAAGTACTCGATGTTAGTAGGCTTAGCAACCTCAGGCATAGCGGTAGTTCTTGCAGCCTCTCCGTAACCAACGGTCGGGGCTTTAGCAAACGCTTCCATCGTGGTGTCATAGGCTTCATACTTCAGCCCACGGCCTTCGGCATTACGAGTATCAGTCGGCGCAGCAGGAGTAGCAGGAGCAGGTGGGTTAACAGGTGTCAGAGTAAGTCTACCTTCGCCCACGATACCGCCATCTTTGTAGCCCTTTACGGGTGTAGATGGTGCACCCATCTTCGGGTTGCTGTTACTGTAGGATAGTACTTTTGCCATTTAGTCCTCCTCAGTATCCGGGCGTTTGCTTGTCTTGTACTCTTGAACTTCCATGATGTCTTCAATAGTCATCACAGGCGGTTTCCACTCAAGAGGTTCATACTGCTTAGGCTTTCCGGCAAGGCCACTGTTGTCCATCTTCTCGTTGTCCGAAAAGATTTTTGAAGTCTTCGTAACCTTAATCTTCGCCATTACAGCCTCCTGATTCACACCCTACCACATATTGTAGGTTGCACATGACAGGAAGTATACACATACTGAAAAATAAAGTGCAAGCGAAAAAAATCCCCCGGAGCGAACTCGACGGGGGGAAGTCCCTTGGAGAAAGGGCGAGGTGACAACTGCCTGCTTGCAGTGCCCCCATCATATCAAGTCCAGCCCGCAGATGCAACAGGGCGAATGTCGCGCCGCTGCGGCATGTGGTGTCCTTCTCCAACAGATGCGATGTGTAGCATCAGATACTGTAGTGCTTCAGCTACGTGAGAGTGTTTGTTCTTGTCGATGTCGCCATCACCCTTGGGTTTGTACCTATACCCACCCATCATGGCGGCTTTAAGCTGTGTGCACCCGGGGTCAAGTAAGAACGCTGGGTCACCGTCCACTTGACGCATGAGGTAGTCGTCCACCGC